CGATATATGTGTCAGAACAATTTTTAGCATATTCACGAATCATAAAATCCATAAATCACCTAAAAGGGTATATCTTCATCTAATTCACCTAAAGACTGCGAAGCATGATTACTGATCTCTCCACGATCTTTTGGCGGCTCTTTTGCTTCTTTACTACCCAACAACTGCAATACACTTACAACAATATTCGTAGCAAACTTTTCAACACCATTTTTATCGGTGTATTTATTTGTTTTAATCTTGCCTTCGATATAAACCTGACTACCTTTTTTAACGTACAAACTAGCTACTTCTGACAACTTACCAAAACAGGTAATGTTGTGCCATTCAGTCGCTTCTCTAAACTGCCCCGATGGTTTATCTTTGTACTTTTCGCTAGTCGCTAAACTAAAGTTGGTTAATGATTCGCCAGACTGCAATGCTTTGGTTTCTGGTTCTTTACCGACATGGCCTATTAAAATAACTTTATTGATTGACATTTTCAGTTCCTAATTTTTTTTCTAACATAGAGATAGCGTTCATAGCTTGCATACGGTCAAACAGCGATATAGAAGGCTTTTTAAAGTAAGCGCATAGCTTCTCTACATCTGAACCTGTTTGTTCAATTAAAGCGGTTATAGACGCAATCTGTTGTGGTGTAATAGATGGTGATTTGCCTTTTTCTGACGCTTCATTGCCGTCATCGTCAGCTTGAACAATACCGACAACGGCAGCTAAAGCTCCCCTTCTCATATACGTTAAACAGGCCATACATCCCTGTGGATCGTTTTTAGATACAGGAAACGACATTGTTTGCTCAATATATTGACCAGATGAATGAGCAAGAATAGTAGTCAAAGACATTTCGCCATCAATATAATTGCCAGGAAACTGCATTACTGACAAACCGTTGCTAGATAACAACGATCTGCAAGCATCCCATACGGATTCAAGATCAGCGTAACTCGATTTAAAAAATGGATTCTTAGAATCTTTTTTAGCGTGACCTAATTGGCTTTGTACTAAAGCAAGAGCTGTAGCTAATTCATTAATATTTTCAGATGAGTTCATATTAATGTCCCATGTATTGAACAAATGCAGAACGTGGCATACCACACTCAAACCAAATCACTTGTTTATCTTCTTCAGACAATGTGCTTAATTCCATGTGTTCTAATGCTTCAAGCAAACGCATTTGACGTTCTTCCTGCATCATTCTCATTTCTTGCATATCATCGTCAATGTTAAATGTATCTATTGTGTCTTGTGTCATAAATTTCCCCTTTATGTAAGCAAAAGTGCTTATTAAGAATACTAAACTAAATTAAGATTTGTTGCAAGTATTTTTTAAGATAGTGTAGAATAAATAAAAATATAACAACGAAAGTTAATTGATGAAAGTACATTTTTCAGACAACCAAATTATTGAGTTGTTAGGTGGCACAAAAAGGGTATCAAAGTTATGTAACGTAGCTCCCCCAGCAGTAACACAATGGCGATCTAGGGGTATCCCACATGGGCAGTTGTTGTTTTTAGCTGCATTGTTAGAAAAAGAATCACATGGATTGGTTACTAGAAAAGATTTATTTCCTAAAAATTGGTGGTTTGTCTGGCCTGAGTTGTCAAAAAAAGAAAAAAATGAATCCGTTTAAAATAATTGAACCTACTGTTATATCATTTAGCGGTGGTCGCACGTCTGGTTATATGCTTTGGCGAATATTACAAGAAAACGATGGATTGCCAGATGAAGCTATTGTTGTATTTGCCAACACAGGAAAAGAAATGGAAGAAACCCTAGAATTTGTTAGGGATTGTGAACTAAATTGGAAAGTTCCTATTCATTGGGTAGAATATTCCTGGAATGAAGATTCAAAATTACGATTTAAACGTGTTAATTTTGATACTGCTAGTCGAAATGGTGAGCCATTTATGGATATGATCCATGAATCTACAGGATATTTACCTAATCCAGTAGCTAGAATTTGTACTTCAACATTAAAAATTCGAACAATTGACAAGTATTTGAAGTCATTAGGTTGGAAACATAACGAAAATATGGATTGGGTAGGAATTAGAGCAGATGAACAACGCAGAGCTGCCAAAATAGATCGTGAACGTACACCACTTGTAACGGCTGGTATTACAAAAAAAATAGTTGGAGATTTTTGGAAACAACAGCTTTTTGATTTGAAGTTGCCAAATAACAACGGTGTCACAATGCACGGTAATTGTGATTTATGTTTTTTAAAACCAGCTCACCAGATTTTAAGTTTAATTAGAGAAAAGCCGAGTAGGGCAGATTGGTGGATAAAGGCAGAGATGTCTGTCCAGACATCGAACAAAACTTTTGGTGATGGTGGCAGGTTTAGAAAAGATCGGCCAAGTTATCAACAAATGAAAGATTACGCATTAAGTCAACATGAATTATTTGATATGAATGAAGAAGCAATACCTTGCTTTTGTGGTGATTAAGGTTTAAATTATTATTTCGTTTTAGGTTTCGAATTGGTCGGGTAACGACAGCAATCGAGATACAAGCAGACTGTGGGAAAGCTGGTGTAATACTGCATAAATAGGTGGCGAAGATAGTGCCTATCCAGCGCAAGACTGTCGGGTGACGAGGCTCCGAGGGAAAAGCACGTTTGAAGGCACACTAGGATGGCTAGGTGTCTTTCACCAAAGGAAAATATGATTAATAATAAAGAATATAGTTATAGTGAAGAATTTAGAAGGATATGTGAAGCAACAACAACACTTAAAACAAATTTACAACAAAGAAGAAAATATTTAGATTTAGTTGAAGAAAAAAGAGGTAAGATTGCAAGAACAGAATTAGAGCAGGAAATGATTAAACAGTTCAACATCTTAAAGGGGAAAAAAGATGAATAAAGTGTATTGGGGTGATTGTCGTGATTCATTGCGACAAATGAAACTTGAAGGCATTGAAGTACAAACTTGTATTACAAGTCCACCATATTACGGATTAAGAGATTACGGTTGTGATGGTCAAATAGGTTTAGAAGAAACACCATTTCAATTTATAGATAATCTTGTAGAAGTATTTGCTTGTGTATGGGATGTTCTTGCTGATGATGGTACATTATGGGTTAATCTTGGCGATAGCTATTCAAGTCATAAAGATTGTAAAAGTACATCACAAACATTTGCTTTAGGTACTGCTAAAGAACAAGCTCCAGTTATGGATAAAGGGAAATCAAGAATTAGAGATAGCCGTATGCTTAAATCACAGGGTTTTAAAAATAAAGATTTAATGGGTATGCCTTGGCGATTAGCATTTGCATTACAAAATTTTGGATGGTATTTACGTCAAGATATTATTTGGCACAAACCTAACCCAATGCCTGAATCAGTCAAGGATAGATGCACCAAATCGCATGAATATATTTTTCTTTTAAGTAAAAATCCTCAATATTATTTTGATTATAAAGCTATTCAAGAGCCAGCAATATATGGTGATGATGATAGAGCTAGTCGTGGTGATTCAAGACGAGATAGTGGAATGAATCATATTGCACCAAAAAAAGATAAGCGAGCTGGTGAAGGTCGTATTTCTTATGAAGGGGAAAAAAATGAAAACAATACAAGTAATGGTCAAGAATCATTTGTGCATATTAATGAATTTAGAAACAAACGTGATGTATGGACAGTAACTACTAAACCATATTCAGGTTCGCATTTTGCAGTATTTCCAACAGATTTAATTGAGCCTTGTATTTTGGCAGGTAGTCGTGTTGGAGATATTGTTTTAGACCCATTTTTTGGAAGTGGCACAACAGGTCAAGTTGCTCAACAATTAGGTCGTAAATGGATTGGTTGCGAATTAAACAAAGAATATGAGTCTTTACAAAATAAACGTGTGGCTCAACAAGGATTGGAGCTTATATGAGTAATTATTTAATAATATTAGTGGGATTGATTTACGTTTATATTGGTATTTCTTTTTTTTTAAAGAATCAATACGGCATGGGGATTACTTTTTTAGCTTATGCATTAGCTAATCTAGGTTTATGGATCGAGGCACAATGATAAATCCTAATGATGAGATTCAATACATTGTCGATCTTATTGATGACTACGCTGCTGCCGATGGTCGTTTATCTGCTTTAGAAAGCTATAAATCAGCTCTCAAAGCGTTAAAGATGAAAGATAGTACACAGACATCAATTGCTGGTAAAGAGATGGATGCGTTCGCTTCTGATGAATATATACAGTTTTGTGAAGAAATAGAGCAAGCTCGTATAAAATATACATCTTTAAAATTAAAAATAGAAACAGCTAAGATGAAAGTTGAGGTCTGGCGAACAGAACAAGCAACTAACAGACAAATAGAAAAACTAACACGTTGAAAAAAGCAGAAAAAGAATTATATGGAAAAATTGCAAGATTGGGATGTTGCCTCTGTAGGCATCTTGGCTTCGGTGAAACACCAAGCGAAATCCACCACATCCAAAAAAATGGAATACCAAGATACCAAAGAGAAGTTATCGGACTTTGCCCAGAGCATCATCGAGG